CTGTATTATGTCTGACACTGCATTTGCAGCGTTCATTAATAACACGCTTGTTCAGACTCGTGCATGGGTTCGTAATTTCCATTTGGATAACATTATGGCGCCACAGCGTAATTCGACAGGTGCGACTTACATGGGACGTTACGCTGCGGGTTCTTACAACTTCGATCTGTGGACTTACCCAGAGTTCTACGATAACGCGAGCGGTGTTTCGACTCCGTACATCACTCCAGGTAATGTTATCTGGGTGCCGCAACAAACTAAGTTCCGCCTCGGATTCGGTGCTGTTCCACGTTTGATGAACGATGGCGGTATCGCAGCTGCAACAGGAATGTATGTGATGAATCAGTACACTGATCCACGCAAGACAGCGCATATCATGGATGTTAAATCCGCTGGTATCGCAATTCCAACGGCAGTGGATCAGATTTACACTGCATCTGTGGTGTAATCGATTAGAGCACTTAAATAGTAAACCATACAAAAGGGGCGGGTTAATAGCCCGCCTTTTTTTATACCCTGAAATAAACCCCTAGAAAAATAACCCCTAGAAAAATGAAAAAGTACATTGTAATTTCACTCACAGTTGGCGGATTAGGTAATAAGATATTTAATCACGGCGATATTGTTAACGAAACAAATTTCCCGAAAGGGAACATTGAGGCGTTGGTTCGAAACGGTTTTTTAAGAGAGGCTGAGGAATCCGAAACGGAATCCGAAACGGCTGAAACAACTGCTCCATCCGCTCCTGAATACAGTTCAGTAACGAAAGCAGAATTGATGGATAAACTTACCGCTGACGGTATCGAGTTCGACATTCGCGCGAACAAGGAAACGCTGTACGAATTAGCGTGCCCGAAACCTTAACAGGCAGAACTCACAGAGGAGCAGATCATCGCAGAAAACAAATCGGCAGCTGAGGCAAATTTGAACGCGGCTGATACCGCCGATTCACAAGTAATCTAAGCAGTGCCAACTGTATAGGGGAAGGCGGGTGCTGTAATGGCCCCGTCTTTTTTTTTGTAAATTAGCATCGTGAATACGTTATAATTAGTGCCAAATAAAATCACATGAGTCTGCTGAATTTTGCCCGACAAGATTGGAAATTAATACTTGGATCGAAAAAAGATTTTAGTGTAGATATTACAATTACTCGACCTGAAACGGGAGAAACCGCGATCGTTGTCGGTCTGAATACCAAACACTGGTTCAAAGTAGATTATGAAACGGGCATGATCGTAAACACACGAAACGCTCACGTAAATATTTCCGAGGCTGAATTGATTGCAGCCTATTTCCCGACACGAAATGCTGCGGGTGAAGTGAACATAAAAGGATGCGTAATTAAGGTCGCAGACTCAACTGGAATTGAAAAGGAGTACGTAATAACTCAGGCTCACCCAGACGAGACCGTCGGAGTGCTTGTATGTTTATTGGGTGATTATAAATCAACGCGACCATGAGTAAGATAATTGGAGTTATTCCGCCGCAGAATTACGAGCTGATTCGAAATAAAATAGCTGAGATAATTGCTATCGAACTCGAGCATCAGTTCGCTATCAGTTACGATCCCGATTTTGATTGTAACGTTTGGCTAGAACGCACTACTCCGTTCGATTCGGAGGAAATGACACCTGCGGTAATTAACGTGTCGTTCATCGATGGGAACTACCAAAACGAGGATCCTGTCGACGCTGACGGTTTGTACAGTTACGCCGTTGATGTTTACGCTCGTTCATATACCAACGAGGAAAACATCGGCGATACGCGAGCGGCACTGATAGTCCAAAAAGTAATCGGAAAAATCAGGGCGATTTTAATGGCCACGGTTTATAAGACGGTCGATACCGGACTCGGCATCGTGAAAAATCGCCGTGTCGCATCGGTTCAGGTTTACGATCCGAAACGCCATCCGCAAGGGGATGATTCAACTACATTCGATCAGGCGGGGCGAATCGTGTTTAACGTAACGGCAATCGAAACGGTTGAGGTTATACAGCCGAATCAGATTACCGGTGCAGATACGTGGGTTCGGTGGTGCTGCACTGACAAAGGGTATGTTTGGATTAATGACGGTCAGACAAACGGAACGCCAGGAAACCCGAACGTATGTCCGCCGATTCCTCCAATTCCGCCACTCGGACCGTATTTGAGAACGGTTTCGGTTGATGGTGTTACAATTACGGGAGACGGCACGCCATCGAATCCGTTGAAAGGATCGCCTGCAGGTAATTCGATTTTACTACAGACCGATGGAGTTGATAATGAATCGCAGACGGTTCTGAATTTAAAGCAGGGCAATAACATAACGATTACCGATGACGGGGATGGTGGTGTAACGATTCAGGCAAACGGTACGCTGGGCGTAAACTCAGTAACCGCGACCGCACCGTTAGTATCTAGCGGCGGGGCTAATCCTGACATATCAATACCGCAAGCAACGACATCGGTGGATGGATATTTGTCGAGCATTGATTGGGATACATTCAACGATAAGCAGGACGCGCTGACGTTAACGACAACGGGAACGAGCGGAGCGGCAACGTTAGTCGGATCGGTTTTAAATATTCCTCAGTACAGTAGCACGGGCGGCGGTGCTGTTGATTCTGTTAACGGTCAAACGGGAACGGTTGTTTTAGACACGGACGATATTAACGATACGGCTACGAACCGTTATACTACCGATACGGACATTACTCGTTTGGCTAATACAAGCGGAACGAATACAGGCGATCAAGATTTAAGCGGGTTAGCGTTAAAGGTTACGACTATATCCACTAACGCGCCACTAACGGGTGGAGGCGATCTGAGTGCGAACCGAACGCTATCAATTCCACAAGCGAACGGATCGACTGACGGTTATTTAGATAGTGCTGATTGGAATACGTTTAATGGTAAGTTTAATTCACCAACGGGTAATAATACTCAATACTTAGACGGTGCAGGAACGCCAACTACATTCCCAAGCATCCCTCCCGCTCAGGTTAATTCAGATTGGAACGCTGTTAGCGGTGTAGCTGAGATCCTGAATAAACCGTCAATTCCTGCTGCTCAAATTCAATCAGATTGGAATCAGGCTAATAACGCAGCACTTGACTTTATCAAGAATAAGCCAACTATCACATCAGGCACAGTTACATCGGTTAACTCAGGAATTAACATCAGCGTTGACAATACCAACCCTGCTGCACCAATTATTAATTCACTTTCTGATCGTTACAAGACAACATCGACCACATCCAACAGCGTAAGCAATGGCTCAAAGTCGTTCACTGTTGATCTTAATCTTTCGTATATTCCATTGCAGGAAATCTTGGTGGTGTTTGATGCTGCCAATCATATGCACGGTGAGGTAACTTCTTACAATGCTGCTACGGGTGCTTTAGTAGTTGATATTAAAAATCATACGGGCAGCGGAACTTATACGGCTTGGACATTGAACCTTGACGGTACGCCAGTCGATGCGTTGACGGGATCAGGAACAACTAATGAGATCGCATACTTTACGGCTGCCAGAGTATTGGCATCTTTGCCCGTTGCAACTTATCCAAGCCTGACTGAGTTGAGTTATGTAAAAGGTGTAACTTCTGCAATTCAAACTCAAATAAACGGCAAGCAAAATACGCTAACCGAAGGAACGGGAATCGACATTACTTCGAACGTAATTACGAACACCGCACCCGATCAAACCGTCGTGCTAAACGAAGGCACTGGAATAGATATAACGGGTACTTATCCGAATTTTACGATTGCTAACACCATAAACGGATTTATCCGATCTGAATACACTGCTTCAGGTGCTGCGACATTAGATATTCCGATTCCGAGCGGTTATTCTAAGCACGTTATTACTGTACAAAATGCAGTAGCTGGAACGGCAAATTCTCAATTATGGGCAAGGATGGGTATAGGCGCACCATCTGTCATTCAATCGGGAGCAACTGACTATACTTGGGCAAGGGGTGGAACGACTAATAATGCCGCATTTGGCAGTTCGAGTGCAGGCGATTCGGTAATAAATTTAAATGGAGCGACAATGCCAACGGGCGCAAGTGGTCGATCTATAAATATGCAATTAGTTCTTAATAACGCTTCAGGTACTACCTTTAACAAATCTGTTCAAGGCACATTTGTAGGTCAAACAAACGCAGGTCAAATCATTACACAAACGCTCGGAGGCATTTTGTTAAAGTTAGATGCAATAACATCACTTAGATTGCTTTGTTCAACGGGCAATATTTCAGCAACAGTAGTAATCGAATCCTACCTATGATAGTCAACGGCAAAGAGTACCCATTTGATCCACCTACACACCGAATGATCGGAGCGGAAAGAATTGATCTAACCGAATCAGAAATTAATGAGATCGTTCAGCAGTGGGCGGTTGAATTTGATAAGCAACAGGTTGAGTTTGATAAGCAACAAGCCGAATAGAACTATGACTAGAGACATAAAAATCTACGAAACGGGCAACGGCGGCGATATTAACGTGCTGGGTAACGATTTGGAATCGGTGTACAGTTTTGAGAATATGCCGTATTTGGCGATGTTTGGCGGCAACGTCGAGCAGTCAACGAATCAGGTTGGAGAAGATGACGAGCAGCAATTCGATTATTGGGGCAATTCGTTTCTGATCGACGCGGCATCGCAGTTTAACTCGCTCACTGAACGGGGACTGATTACGACACCGATCACGTCCGAGGGGCGAATCCTGATCGAGAATTTAGTGCGTGCGGACTTGGAATTTATGCGTGAGTTTGCAGTGGTAACGGTAACGGTTCGGGTG